GTGGTCTTTGGGATTATACAGGTCACGGCGGTGCTGGAGGTAGTTTGACGCACTCTAGTCTTTATTATACACTACCTGTAATGGGGTATGGTGGCGGTCAAACTGCATACAACGGCGGTAATAACACTACTCCAAATAACGCACGAGGATTTGGTTCTGGAGGAACTGGTGGAGCTGGCGGTACTGGTCCTGCCCCCGGTGGTTCTGGAACTGGTGGTTATGTTGAAGTGGAGTGGTAAACGATGGAAAACCTAAACCCAGTAGAGTATGGGAAACTATTGGCTAAGGTGGAGGGGTTAGAAGCTAAGGTGAACAGTATGGATGCTGACATCAAAACACTTCTAGCCCTAGCCAACCAAAGCAAAGGTGGTTTCTGGATGGGGATGACCATAGCATCTATTGTTGGTGGCATCCTCGCTTGGTTCGCACAACATTGGATAAAATGACATGATAGACCCTGTTAGCGCGTTTGCCTTAGCGACTGGCGCATTCAACATGATTAAGAAGGCTGTCGAAGCTGGAAGAGAGATTGAAGATTGCGTTGGCTACTTCGGCAAGTTCTTTCAGGGTGTCAGCGACATCAACAAAGCAGAGGAAGAGGCTAAGAACCCTCCTCTGTTTCGTAAGCTGCTCAGTGGAGGTTCTGTAGAGGAGGAGGCTTTTCAGGCTGTAGTCCATAGGCAGAAAGTGCAGCAGATGGAGAATGAGTTAAGAGAGCTTATCACCTATCGTTACGGTGTGGAAACATACAGAGAGATGCTCCAAATGCGGAGGCAGATAAGAGAGCAGCGAGAGAAGACAGTTTATAAACAAGCACAGAGGCGTAAAGCTTTCTTGTGGAACTCACTTGCCATAGGTATTTTCTCAGCCGGTATCGGCTTTATCTGGTGGCTCATTGTGTTAATGATTGATATGAAGGGTGGTTAATATGCCATTGAAGAAGGGTAAGAGCGACAAATCTGTCAGCTCAAATATCAGTATGTTGTTTAAAGAGGGTCGCCCACAGAAGCAAGCAGTCGCTATCGCTATGAGCAAGGCTGGTCGTAAGCTGCCTGAGCGTAACCAACGAGCCAAAACTAACAAGAGTAAGAAATGAAACACTCAGTAGGTAAGCGGTTAACAGCGGGTGTTGCCAATACAGTTTTCACAGTACCACAAGGGTATAAAGCTGAAGTTTCATTGTTATTCATCTCTAACCTTGATGCTAACAACAAGACTACCACGGCTTACTGGCAACACGCTCACAACATAACCCATAAGATTCGCATTATTGACTTGTACCCTATGGCTTCTCATAGTTTTTTACAATTCAATAATGGCTCTATTATTATGCAGCAAGGTGATTCTTTTGTTATTGAACCACAAGCTGGTGCGACACAAGATTGTATTATTACCTTTGATTTACGAAAAGAATTAGCAACATTTGCTTTTGACGGAGAATAAGATGGCATATACTAAAGATGAAATTATCGCAGCAGCTAAAGAAATGGCTCCTGACGCAGATGTTAGGGACACTCTGCTTAAATATGCTCAAGAGAATAACATTCCTTTTGAACAGGTTGATCAAATATTAGAACAGCCTTCAGGAGCTACAGCTGCTTATGCGTCAGCCGCTAATGCTGCAAACCCTATTACTCAGTTTGTTAACACATGGAAACCCACTGATGAACAGCAAAATGTAATTAACCAAAACATGGCTAGCGGTGTGGGTTTGCCTGATGTTATTAACAACATGGGCGCTGCTAACACAGGCTCTATGTTTGCTACTACAGGCACTAAGTTTACGGATGATCAGTTGTCAGAGGCTGAAAAGTTCTTTAAGGAAATGCAGCGTTTGGATTCTTTAGGTGTGGACATCTCATCTATCATTTCTGCAAGGGCTTCTGAATTAGGGTTAACACCAAACCAAGTAGCAAGCTTGTATACGCAGTCTATGAAAACAGACCCTACACTTGCTGTTAATCAGGTTAATCAATACTTAGCCAGTCAAGGTCAACAGGCAATTACTCCCTTTTCGCAACAACCTTTGACACAAGCTTCTCCGGGTTCTGTCCCTACTTTGCGTCCACAACCAACACAAGGCGTAGATCAGCCGGGTATGATGAGCAGAGGCTTTCAGTCTCCAGTGCCTTCAGACATCTCTAGTTTGTTCAATGCTGTTCAGGATGTACGTAATGTTAACCAAGGGTATTTATCTGCCCCACGCACTGACTTAAGGACAATGCGTTCTTCTATTGAATCTAATTTAGCTGCTCAGGATGCAGCGGCACTAGAGGCTCAAAAAAAAAGTCCGAATAACCCAGAGGCTTTATATAGAGCGACTGAAAGTGGAGATTATTCGAGTTTAACTCCTCAGCAGATTGCCTTCTTAGAAAATGAAACGCTAGCAGAACGTGATCAGCGTATGTATGATATACAGAACTTCTTAACACCCGCTTTTGTTACTGCTGCTAGAGATTTAACAACAAACACCACCAACGATAGTGGTTATCCTTCGGTTCAAAACCCCGGAGATTATGGCAATTCACCTTTTTAAAACCCTTGACAAAAATACAAAAGTGTGGTATAATAGCTACAAAGGAATAAAAAAATGACATATGTTGAAGCAGTGAATAGTGTCTTACGCCGCCTTCGAGAGAACTCAGTGGCTACGGTACAGGGTGAGGTTAACGCAAACAGTTATGCTCGTTTGATTGGTGATTTTGTCAATGAGGCTAAGAGTCAGGTAGAGGTTGCATGGAAGTGGGGTGCTCTGCGTCAAACACTTACAGGCTACACCATCCCCGGTGCTTTCAACTATGAAATTCAAGGGAGTAGCAACAACTTTGAGGTGTTAGATGTGTGGAATGACACTGACAACATTGAGATGCAATACCGCCCTTCTCATTGGTTTAACGAGGCATATTTGACAGGAGAAGTACAAGAGGGCACACCTCTGTATTATAACTTCAACGGTGTTAGTGCTGATGGCGACACACTGGTTGATGTATACCCTGTCCCTGATGCCATTTATGTTACCCGTTTTAACGTGGTTTTACGTAACACACCTTTGGTTAATGACTCAGATTTAATCTACATCCCAACCCGTCCTATCATCTTGTTAGCTACGGCAATGGCAATTGAGGAGCGTGGTGAGGATGGTGGTCAACAAAGTATTAACGCATACCGAGCAGCAGAATCAGCACTAGCTGACGAGATTGCCTTGGATGCCGCTCGTCACCCTGAAGAAACAATTTGGTATAGTGTATGAAACAGCTTGAAACTCTTTCCATTGTTGCTCCCGGCTTCTACGGTTTAAACACACAGGAAAGTGGTGTCACGTTATCTCCTAATTTTGCTCAAGTAACCGACAACGTTGTTATTGACAAGTACAGTCGGTTAGGGGCACGGAAAGGGTGGGTAATGCAAACCACTAGTGGGTCTGCCGAGTTGGATAATAATTTCATTCGGTTTATGATTGAGCATGTTAACGCTGATGACACGCTTGACATTATTTCTGCTGGTAACAACAAGATTTTCTCAGACGGTGTTGGTGGGGTGTTAACAGACATTACCCCTGCGTTGTACACTATTACTGCTAACGACTGGAGTGGTGCTACTCTTAACGATACCACTATTCTGGTGCAAACGGGTCAAGAACCCCTTATTTATAATTCAGTATCATCCCCTGTACTTCAAACAATTACAGATTATACCAGTGTAACTCAGAACTACGGGGTTTCTTTCCCTGATGGTGTTATCGCTGCTTGGGGTCGTTACTGGTCATTTACTAAGAATGCTGTTTACTGGTCTACAGATATTGCAGACTCAGCATTCCCTGCCTTCAATGGTGGCTCTAGCGGTAGTTTAAATATTGCAGCTATTCTCCCAGATAACACGGATGACATTGAGTCGATTGCAGCACATAATAACCTGCTAATCATATTCTGTAAACATCATATAGTTATCTACAACGGAGCTGATAACCCACTTTCAGCTGACTTTTCTTTACAAGATATTATTGTTGGTGTTGGTTGTATTGCCCATAAAAGTGTTCAGAATACAGGCTCTGATCTGATCTTTCTTTCTGACACAGGTATTCGCAGTTTAGGTCGGCTTATCCAAGAGAAGTCTCTGCCTATGCGGGATTTAACCAAGAATATCCGTGATGACTTCTTGAATGATGTTAACGCAGAGATTGCTGAGTACGGTAGTTTGAAAGCTGTAGGGAGTGTTTACTCAGAGATTAACGCATTCTACCTAATCTCTTTCCCATCAATCCAGACTGTTTACTGCTTAGATATGCGCAGTGCTCTGGAGGATGGTTCTTCTCGTGTTACTGCTTGGTCACAATACCCTGCTTACTCTTTCCTACGTAGGCGTAATCGAGATGTGCTAATTGGTAAGATTAACGGTATTGGTAAGTATGGTGGCTATACGGATAATGGGTTATCTTATCGCCTACGTTACTCTTCACACCATCTTGACTTCAATGCACCTACAACAATTAAAATACTAAAGAAGATAAGTGCTACTGTTCTCGGTGGTTCTAACCAGCAGTTTACGATTAAGGTAGGCACTGATTACTCTTCCTCATTTCTGTCTTATCCATTCATTCTACAAGCTGGATCAATTGATGAGTATAACGTAGCAGAGTATCCAACATATTCAGAGTTTGCAGGTGTTGTTGCTGACTTTGCTAGTTTGCCTGTCAGTGCTACTGTGGGTAAAGCTTACATGACCCTTGATGATAACAGTGTTTATCAGTGGGATGGTAGTGAGTGGCAAGACGTAACAACTACATGGCAAGACACATTTACATTGGTTAACTATAGTGAGTTTTCTAAAGGAGTTGTGTTAGAGAAAATTAAGAGTAGTGTCGGCGGTGCTGGTTCTACAATTCAAGTTGGTTTTGAATCTGATGTTGATGGAGCAGAGATTTCAGTACAAAAATTAGACATTTTCATTAAAACTGGAAGGACAGATTAAATGGCTCAATATATTAAGGCAACAAACTTCGCTAGTAAAGATGCTTTACTGCCGGGTAACGCCGATAAGATTATTAAAGGTACTGAGATTGATGATGAGTTAAACGCAATCCAAGCGGCAGTTAACACAAAGGCTGATGTCATTAGCCCTACGTTCAC